CGCGACGTGCAGGCCGAGGAGATTCTGCTGCTCAATGGCTGGCGGCTGCATCTGATGTGGTCTGGCTCAGCCTCGGCGATGGCCAGCGACCCCATGCGGCTCGCGGTCTGTGACGAGGTGGACAAGTTCGAGCAGTGGGTGGGCCGCGAGGCCGACCCCGTTTCGCTCGTGGCCAAGCGGTTGCGGGCCTACGGTGACCGGGGCCTGCTGATCGAGGTGTCCACGCCGACGACCGCGTTGGGGAAAATCAATCAGGACTACGACTCGGCCTCGGTCAAGCTGGCCTACTACGTGCCCTGCCCCGCGTGTGGGAAGTGGCAACGGCTGGTTTGGCCGCAGGTCAAGTGGGAGAAACCGGGGGGTGACTTGACCAGCAAGCAACTCGCCGCGCACGTCACGCGCACGGGCGCGGTCTGGTATGAGTGCATCCACTGCCAGGCGCGAATCAGAGACGACCAGAAGACCGCGATGGTGAGGGCGGGCCAGTGGCGCGCAGAGGGAGGCGGACAGGTGACGGACGCTTGGGGGCAGCAGCATGATAGCGCGGAGACCGTGACGGCCTGGTCGCCGGGGACGCGGATCGGTGTCCAACTGTCTGCGCTCTACTGCCTCTGGGAAAGATGGTCAACGATGGTCGGCGAGTTCCTTCGCGCTCAAGGGGACATGGCCAAGTTGTATGACTTCTTCACTGAGACGCTGGGCGTGCCGTGGGAGCAGGTCGTCCAGCGGATTCCCAAGACGGCCTTCGCCGCAAAGGTTGTGCGGGCCACGCTTGACGAAGGCGTCGTGCCAGCCTGGGCGGCGCGGTTACTCGCCACGGTGGACACCCAACACGATCACTTCGTCGTCGTGCTGAGGGCATGGGGGCCGGAGATGCGCTCTCAGCGTGTGTGGCATGGGAAGGTTCAGAGTTTCAAGGAGCTTGACGAATTGCTGTTCAAGCATCCGTGGAGCATTGATGGCGAGCGAGAGCGCGTGATGTCGCCGAGCCTCGTGGGCATTGACACAGGCGGCACACGGCTGGAGGGCGAGAGCGAGTCGCGCACGTCCGAGGTCTATCGCTGGGCCATGCTCAGGCGCGCCGTGGTGCGCCCCATCAAGGGCGCGATGCGCGGGCGCGCGGGCCTGTTCATCTGGCCCGGTCGCGGGTTCGTGGACGTGGGCCGATCCCGCAAGCTCGGCCAGCGCCGCGACCAGGTGAGCGACCAGTTGCGCATCTGGTGGATTGACACCCATCACTTCGCCGACGAGATGGCCGACCTGATTGCCGCGGGCAAGGATGACCCGGCTCAGGAGCGATGGCTCTTGAACAAGCGGCAGGATGACGAATACGAAAAGCAACTCAGCGCCGTGCACAAAGTTCCCACGCGCAAGGGGCTGAAGGTCACAGAGCTTTGGACGCCGATCCACCCCGGCAGCAAGATTGACTACTGGGACGCCGAGGTGTATCAAGTCGCGCTCGCCTACATGGCGCAGATTCATTCCTTGCCCAATGCGGAGCAGTGGCGCCGGATTCAGGAGCGCCAACGGGCGGCCGCGCAGAAACGGGCGAAGCCACAGGCCCATGACGAGACCAAGAGCGAGCAGAGGAGCAAGGACAAATGGACCCTGACGCGATTCGAGGTCTAAAGCGCCAATATCAGCGCAATCCGGTTGTCACGGCAACACCGCTCTGCTGCCCATCCTGTGACGGCTTGTCGAGTCGCGTGCTGCGGACAGATGCGCAGCGACAGAATGCCTTGACCGTAGGCGGAAGAACGTTCCCTGGCCAGGTGAGGAGGCGTGTCGAATGCCTGGATTGTGGCCAGCACTACATGGTCATAAGCCCGCTTGCGAAGTCTCAGAATGCTAGAATCTAGCACATTTCTGATGGCGCGGCATCTTTTTCGTTGACAGCGAACGGGGGCTATGGTAGGAAATCCCTAGACTGACGCACACTCAACGGCTGATCCCCGTTGAGCACAACTGACTACAGCAACCCAAAGGCTGTGCGGAGCCGCACCTTCGCACAGCCTTTTTTGCTGTACGGGATTCAAGAATGACGACCGCCGAAATCAGCGCAAGGCTCGTGTTGGTCAACAACGCCATCAACGACATCCTCACGAAGAAGGTCAATGACGTGACGATTGACGGGCAGGGCTACACGGTGCTTGACCTCGATCTGCTCGACAAGATGCGCACGAAGCTGGAACGCGAATTGACTGTCTCGACGGTCGGCGTTGCGCGGCCCTGTGTTGTGCGCTTCCAGGGAGCGGTGTGATGAATGCACTGAGCAGGGTTTTCGCATCAGCCTTTCCTTCCTGGGCAAAGCGACGGGCGTTGTCGCGGCTGCAATTTGAGGTCGCGCGTCAACGCCTGGACGCGCTGCGAGAGTTCCGAGAGCGCGAGCGCGTATTGCTCTCGACCTATTCGGCCGCAGAGAAGACGCGCAACACGGGCGACTGGCCCGCGAAGAATCTGAGCGCGGATGCGCCCATTGTGGCCGATTCACAGACGATGAGGGCCAGGGCCAGGGCGGCCGTCCGCGATGATTGGGCCGGGCGTTCTCTGCGAGATGCGCACATCCGTCATGTAGTTGGGACGGGCATTTGGCCAAAGGCTGATGCACGCGACCCAGTGACCGATCGCCCCTTCACCGAGTTCAATGCCTGGACTGATTGGTGGTTTGAACGATGGGCGAGGACTGCGGCATGGGTGGATATTGAGCGGCGCAAGACGCTATTGGGTGTCCAATCCCTGGCCATCGGCGAAGCCATGACTGCTGGAGAATCTTTTTGTCTGGTGGCCTACGAACAGCGGCGCGACATGGTGGGGCTGGTGCTTCAGATGTTTGAGCCAGAACAACTGGATGTTTCGCTGACCGAGGCTGAGAACGGCAATGAAGTCCGTAACGGAATCGAGATTGACGACTATTCCGCGCCGGTCGCGTACTGGGTCTATCGCAAACAACATCCTCTGGATTCCTATCGAGCGGGCAAGTCCGAACGCATCCCAGCGGAGCGCGTGATTCATCTCATGCGGCAAGACCGTCCTCGCCAAACACATGGCGTGACACGCATGGCAAGCGTGCTCAAGAAGCTGTTTCATCTGGGAATGTATGACGAATACACGCTCTTGCGGGCGCGGTTTGAGGCATGTGGTGGCGCGACGATTGAGAGTGATCTGGACGCGGTAAATCAGGACATCGCGGGCGCGTACTCGGCAGATGAGACTAGCACGGGCACGGACTCCAGGGGGACGAGCGAATTGATTTTTGAGCCGAATATGCTTTGGCCATTGCCCCCTGGCAAACATGCAGTCTTTCACGATCCCAAAGTGCCCGGCGGCAACTATGAGCCATTCACGAAGCAACAGACGATTGAGATTGCCGCAGGCGGCGGAGTGGACTATCCGACCCTTACGCGGGATTTCAGCGGCAATACGTTTAGTGGCCAGCGGCAGGGGATGCTGGAACTGGAATTGGAGACTGACCCGGAACAAACGCATCTGATTGACCAGTTCCTGCGCGTGATCTGGGAAGCATTTGTAACCTATGGCGTGCTGGAGGGACGGCGCGGGATGGATGCGCCTGGATTCAACTCAGACCCCGAGCTGAAAGCGGCCTACCTGGAAGCGCTCTTTCAAGTTCCCCCGAAGCCCTGGATTGACCCCGCGAACCAAGCGGCTGCATTGAAGGTGCAGCTTGAAACGCGGATGACTTCGCGTACACGGGAAATTCGGCGCGGCCTCGGCGCGACTCGAGACCAGATTTTCCAGGAAATCGCAGATGACCAAGAGGCAGCCGCAGACAAGGACATCTTCCTGCCAGAGACTGAATCGCAAGCCGCAACGCCACACGAAAGCGTCCCAAAGCCCGTCCAGCGAGCGCCTGCGGGCATGGAGGTATGACGATGCCGGCCCAGAATCATCATGTCGCCGTGATGACGGATTCCAAGGAGTACGAGAAGTTTGCCAGCGCAGACAATACGAACGACAATATGTCTGCGGAAGGCGCAGACGTGATTTGCCTGGAGAGCAATTTGCGACCGTTCGCGGATGGCAAATGTGAGGTGGACGAAGAAGGGGGCGTGGTCAAAAACATCGCCCTGCTCTCTATCGGCCCGGCCAGTGGGCATCGAATCGGAGCGTTGGGCAAAGCCGATGGGGTGCAAATGAATGTAGACGCGGAGATGTTGGCGCAGGCCAATGCTGCGCTCGCCGCTGCGAAGAATGGCGTGCGATGCCGGTTGACCCACGTGGAACTGAGGGGATCTGCGTTTGCATCTCCACCGGACGACATTGAATATCTCGTGGGCCGCGTCAAGGGCGGGAGGATTGTGGACGGCCAGTTGCGAGGCGACGCCCACATCGCCAAATATGCGAACGCCTCGCCGAAGGGGCGGCTGCGGGATTTTCTGCTTGGCGTGAGCAGAGAAGACCCGGAGGCGATTGGCATGAGTCTGCTCTATACGCGAGAGGCGGACGAGCAATCGCCAGGAAAGATGCGGATCAAGGAATTGCGGGCCGTGGATTTCGTCGGTGTGCCCGGCGGGAATCCGTGCGGCCTGTTGTCGAAGCCGTTGAACGCGAGTTCGCTAAGCGAAACCGGCGCGGCGCGGTCCGGCCAGGGTTCGCAACAGATTGGGGCAGAAGCCCCGAAAGGAGACGGGACCATGCCGGACGATGCCAAGAAAGAAGAGAAGGCTGAGGTCGAGAAGGTGGACGTGGAAGCTCTGAAGAAGCAGGAACGAGACGCCGCCGTGGCGCTGGAACGTAAGCGCGTAGGCGAGATTCTGGCCCTGGCCGAAGCGGAGAAAGTGGACATGGGATGGGCTAAGACCATCGCGCTTGCGGGCAAGTCCCTGGACGATTTCAGGACGCTGGTGGACTTGGCCAAGAAGAATGCGCCGGTCAAGACGGATGCCCAGGTCGGCGCTGACCTGAAACTGGAAGGACTGAGCCAGTCCATGACCGAGGCGATTTGCCTGCGCGCGGGCGGTGCGAAAGTGGAGAAGCCACACGAGCGCACGCGCCAATTCCAGGGATTGACGCTGGTGGACATCTATCGCCATTGGCTCACGGCGCTGGGTGCGAAGGATGCTTTCTCGCTCTCCCGCGTCGCGATTGCCGATCTCATCCGGCCCCGGAATCTGCGCAAGCGGTATCCGGAGGTCTTCGCGCTGGCGCAGAGCACGAGCGACTTCACGAACATCCTGGCCGATGCCATGAACAAGACGCTTCAGCAGGCGTATCTGGACGCGCCGAGCACGTGGCAGATTTGGGCCAGACGCGCCACGGCTCCGGACTTCAAGACGATCAATCGCACCAAGCTGTCGGAAGTCCCGGATCTTGTGGCTCGCACCGAGGGG